AAGCTCTGGAGGAAGCTGCTCTCAAGAGACGGCAGTTTATTGACAAATGGCAGGTACGTGGAGCGTTACTTGCTGGTTGCTTTGTCCTCCTGACTACGTTTGCTGTATTGATGTACGGGATTCACCTAGACTACCAAAAAAGTATTAACAGAAGTGCCAAATAATGTTCAGTTTGTTCAATCCGTGGATAATTGTTGGTGTGCTAGGGTTAGTGTTGAGTTCCTATTTCTACGGGCATCACCAGGCTTATGTTGAACAAGAAGCAGAGGTCGCTAGGCTCAATGCCTTGGAGAGGGATAAAGAGAAGCAGATGCAAGACATGGCAGACAGTCATGCCAAAGAATTGAGAAAGGCCAATCAGAATGCCAAAGCTGAAGTTACTAAGTTGCAGTCTGACCTGTCTAGTGGTCAGTTGCGCTTCACCGCCCGCACCGTTTCAACCTGCCAAAATACCACCTCTGCCAGTGGAGATACAGAAAGCAGAGCCGAACTTGACCCAGAGGTTAGTCAAGCTCTTGTCGCCATCACCGCAGACGGAGACAATGCTATCAGGCAGCTTAACGCCTGTATTGACCTCTACAACCAAGTAAGGAGTGAACAATGAACATCAACCTCAAAGCTGTCGTTACCATCATTGCAAGCATCTCTTTAATGGGTGTAGTGGCTTGTATGATTTGGATGTTTCTACTGGCTATTTACGACCCGACTGTTGACGATAAAGTTGTATTTGATATTATTGGACCAGCATTCCAGACCATCGTGGGTGGATTTATTGGACTCATCACAGGCATACATATAGGGGATAAAAAGAATGACGATGTTAACTAAAAACTTCACGCTAGAAGAGCTGACTCATACTGACCACAGAGAGCTGGATAACACCCCTAGTGAGTATGAAAAGGCTAATTTAATGCGCTTGGCAGAGTTCCTAGAGCAAGTGAAAGAGACTCTAGACGGCAAGCCTATCATGGTCAATTCTGCCTACCGTAGTGAGGCCGTGAATAATGCCGTGGGTAGCAAAAACACGTCTCAGCATAGGCTTGGATGTGCAGCAGATATTAGGGTTCCTGGTATGACCCCAGATGAAGTGGTCAAGGTTATCATTGCGAGTGACTTAAAGTATGACCAAATTATTCGTGAGTTTGACCGTTGGACTCATATATCTGTGCCTAATAGTCCTAATGACCAGCCTAGACTACAACGGCTCATAATTGACAAGCAAGGGACACGTTTATATGCCTAGAAAGTCAGGTCCAAACCTATCAGTAGGCCGAGGAGAAAAACTCCCAGTATCCCGAGGGGGAGGGTTGACAGCCAAAGGACGAGCAAAGTACAACAAAGCAACAGGGAGCAAGCTAAAAGCACCCCAAAAATCAGGCCCAAGACATAAATCATTCTGTGCTCGCAGTTCTGGTTGGACGGGCGAGCGTGGTAAAGCTGCCCGTAAAAGATGGGGTTGTCGTTAAGGTGCAGGTAGCAGTCCTCCTTCAAAGAGATAGCTTCCCATGTGGCCTAGATTAGCCCAAGGAGCAGCGTAAATCTTGATGCCATGCTTTCTCGCTAGATAACAAAAGGCATAGTCTTCAGACAGGAGTCTGCCAGTCTCAGGCTCTATCATCACAGGGAAGTATTCGTGTACCCTGTGGTTCTTTAGGGTTCCTGAAGTGTCTGCTACGTCATTAAGATAGCTCTGAACGTGCTTCTTGAGCTTGGTGAACACACTTCTCTTAATCAACATAAACCCTGTACCGCCATTCCAAATCTCTACTGGCTTGTTAATCGGCACAGTGACAGAACCAGAGTAGTTCTTGAGGTTCACTACCAGGCTACCTGTGTACTTCTTGAGAGAGTCTGCGGGTACACCTTCATGGACTGCTTTCTCTACCCCTAGCCAGTTAATCTCTTTCTTAGGATAAATACCGCAGATAACGTCTACGTCAGAGTTCACCATGTGGATGATGTCAGAGGCATTAAAGCGTATATCAGCGTCTATGAACATGAGATGAGTGAACTCATCATTCTGCATAAAGACGTTGACCAGAGCGTTTCTAGCCCGCTGTATCAGGCTTTCGTTGAACATAAAGCTGTAGCTAGAGCGTATGCCTTGTTCGTCTAGCATCTTCTGCATGGGTAGCAGAGACTGTACATAAAAGCCTGAGCACATCCCTCCATACATAGGTGTTGCTACAAAGATGTGTTTAGGTTTAGTGGCTTTCTTAGCCACAGTTTTCTTAGTTGCCATGATTTTTCTCCTTTAGTTTGGCTTCAATGGATTTGGCAAAGTTAATCCGTATGCTGTTGTTGCGAGCGTTAAGCATTATTGGCGTATTGCCCCACACTTCTTCAATCTCATCATCCGTCAGCCCTACCCATTCACGTTTAGTTGGCAAATCGTATTGGTGTCTGACAAAGACCATCTTATCGGGGTCTGTTGGGTGTGGTTTAAGTGGCATTGTTTTTCTCCTTGACCATCATTTCTGCAACCTGTTTTACATACTCAATGTGTTCTTCAAATGTATCCCCCAATGTCAGGCTGACAAGCAAACCATCTTTGTTTTTTACATTGCTGATGGCAATCAGCAAGGCTTCAGCAAAACCTTCTTTGGTTGTTTTATCAAGTCCATCAATAAAACGTTGTGAAGAATTATTCATCTGTTCTTCTCCTTTAGTTTGGCTTCAATGTCTCTCGCAAAGTCATCCATCCATGCGCCATAAACAATTCGCCATTCAGCAGATAGTAGTTTTAAATCTTCTTCTGTTAGTCCTACCCATGTGCGTTGCTCATCTTTTGTTTCTAGTGCTTCTTTAATGGCGGTGATGGATTTCATTATTTTTTGTATTTCAGGATTCTGGTCAACAAAATTTAAAAAAACATCATTTCTATCACGAACAGCATACCAATGTATGATTTCTTTCATTGAATCCAAAGCAAGTTGTAATGCTTCGTCTTTAGTCATTTCGCATCCTTCCAAATCCATCCCAATAATTCAGTTGTGTTTTTAATTTGCTCATCAGTTGGCTTTTGATACATTGCAAATGTTGTTGTTGGTGAGCCACCATATAAACACCAATAACCAACAGGTTCAGGAGGTTTGTAAAAGGTAACAAATTCTTTAGCCGTTCCTATGCCTACATCCCCAGTTACAGGGTCTACTCTTAACCTAGTGTCTAACTCACCATTTTCTTTATATGTTGGTAATGGATTCATGTTTTTTCTCCTTGCATTTGTGAAAAGGCATAACACGACCAATCCAGCCAATCAATTCACCACATTTTTGGCAACAATAAGATGGATATTTCATGTGTTTTCTCCTTGTTAGTTAGGAAATAGGCAGACTGAGGGGTATCAGCGGGTCTGCCAGCCACTGTTCCTAACCTCTGGGTTGCCCAGAAGCACCACCCCCACTTGGAGATAAGTAAGACATACCGTCTTCAAATCCTTGTTTATAAGCCTTAGCCATCATCTCAGCACCGAGCACTATGAAATGTCTAAGAGTCTCATCACGTACTTTCCCTTGGAGTTCTTGCTCCATCCAATCACGTAAATCTTCCATCCTGCCTCCCTTACCCTTGCTAGGTATTCAGACTCTTGTATCTTCTTCACCCTTGCAGCCACACCCGTAGATGTACACTGCACCGCCAGAGTCTCCCCCTTCTTAATCGCCAAGATGTCGATAAACCCAAACAGGTCCTGTCTAATCTTGACATGTGGATTCCACTTCTCCACGATAGCGCACAGATAACCTTCCTCTCGCAAGTAGGCTAGAGTGCGCTGTGTGGGTGTCAGAGAACTTGCCATCAGAATGGCAAATCGTCCTCATCACGCTTCCTGTAACCTGTTCTAGGAGCCTGTCTGTAACCAGGAGTAACCTCTTTAGGTTGGTCTTTCTGGAGGTTCTTCTCTTTCGCCCAGGTGTTCTCTTTCACTGAGAGCATAGGTTTACCAGTGCGTGTCTCTTTCTGCCAGACATCAATCTTGATACGCTCCCCTGCTTTGTAATCCATTTTGAGAATCATAGAGCCGTCAAAGTCTGGTGACTGCTCAAACTTCTTATTCTCTGGTGCTGTGTAAAAGAGTATTGCGTATCCTGGTTTCTCTTCAAACTTGTTATCCATGTTGTGTTTCCTTTCTGTGTAATGTGTAACGAGCGTATTCTTTCCCACCCTCTCTAACCATTTTTGTACTGATGTTGTGTCCCTGTTTTCTAAGAACCTCAATATGTGCTGCAAGCCTAAAACTCCCGTATTCTTTGAGTGCTTCTTGTGGCGTGATAGGGGAGTGCTCTAGGTGTTTCAAGATTCTGTATCGCTGTGTTCCAAATCGGGACGTATCAGGGACAGCTCTCGCTTTGGGTCTACATTCACCCCCTCACTTGCCAGTGCAGCCTTAATCTTGGCCTTTTCTATAGAGGTCAGTGTCATCACAAACTCGGTGTTGCAATCTGACAACTGTGCCAGTTTCTCTAGTTTCTGCTCAAAGTCAAACTTGGGTGAACTATTGATGCGCACTGCCATGCTGACATAGCCCTCTATCCACTCTTCTAGGGTGTGGTGAGTAGAGTAGGGTTTATCAGCGTTGGGAACCCAGAGCTTGAAAGCGCCATCTGCGTCTTCTATCACCTCTTGGATGACCTCAACTGGAGCCTGTGGTACAGGAGGCGTGATGTCTCTGGGAGGCGTGAAATCCTGGACTTCTTCAGGAGTGTAGACACCCACGACACACCCTGGGTAAACCGAGCGTATACCCTCAGATACACACCTCGCTCTGAGCATCGCACGGCTGTAGTTTCGCCAGTTGTCTTTGTTGGCGATACCGATGAGCTTGGCCTTGGCAAGCGTCCACGTGACCTCAAGTGAGCCTCCCTGCGGATGGCTAAATACTCCCGTGACCTGCTCATCTTCATATACCTTCCAATTGACTGAACCTCCAGCTTGCTGAAACCTCGCTAACATCGCATCTGCTTTGAGAGCTGGTCTGCCCTGTATCACGTGAAAATCCCTGAGTGCTATAGCAGGGTGTAGGTTCTCTGCCTGGCACAAGAGCATAATCGCCATAGCTTCTTCTGTGTTCTTAAAGCCGAACATCTTAGACTTGGCAGCCACCTCTGCCATCGTCTGAATGTCTCCTATAGGTACTAGATTACTCATATTTGTTCTCTCTTTCTTTCATCATTGCGTCAGCCATTTCATAGGCCATACCAGCCCAAAGCTCAGCTAGTGAGCCATCTGGGTAGTCATCAGGGGGTGTTTTAAAGGTGTTTGGCATTAAGCCCTGTAGAGCCATGCCAGCGAACCAGTCACGCAGTGTCATGCCGTTGTCCAGCTCTGTCACGCCTGTAGTAGGATGTCTGTGGATATAAGGGTATGCGGACTTCATATCACCTCTGCTCCTTTCAGCATTCCTGTTTCGCCATCAAATGTTATTTTTAATTTATTTCCAGTAAACCATTTGCCTTCATCCCTTACATAATCAAAAACAAATTTTGGGTAAAGAACAACATCTGGTTTAGGCTCTGGTTTAACTCTGTATTCGTCAAAGGATTGCCACATAGGATTAGCGCAATCAATCCAATCATGTTGGCCCTTAACTTGTATTACAGCACCATCAGCCCAAGCATGAATTAAGTCTGCGTGTTTATGTTTCATTTCAGTAAGAACCTTCTAGAGCCTGGTACTGGCCTCTTGAACTGCTCATAAATGTCTGGCATAGCCTCTTGAAACAGCTTAGAGTCAAACTTGACACTGGCCTTGGCAGACTTCCATGTAGCCAAAGTCTTGCCGTCTATAGTCGCCAGTCCACCACATTCACCCATATAACCCGTGATGAGGGTCTGTAGAGCCTCTTCTTGGGCTTCTAGAGCCTTGATATTGGCCTTGATGGTACTCAGGGCTTGACAAGCCTCTTCTACGCTCCTAGAGGCTGTTTTAAGGTCTTCAGTGGATACGGGGAAGAGTAGCTTGGCTTGTTCAACAGACTCTGGGGGGTAGGGTTCGTTGGTCTTCACCCTAGCCCAGACATCTGCCATCTTCCAGAGTAGCTCTGTCTTCATCTCTTCTGTGATGTGGAACTCTTGTAGCCAGAACTCTTGTCCTCCAAAGAGGACAGCTAGGTACATGGTGTCAGTCCCGTAGACTAAAGCCTCGTGGACAAGTTGAGCCATATCCGCAGCAGGTATATTTGTGCCCTCGAACTTATTACGCACTTGGGCGTTATAGTTCTTACACTCGACCAGGACAGTCTTGCCTGCAATCTTCCCTGCAAAGTCAAAATGAGAGCGTAACCACGGTTCTTTAGGGTGTGTCAGGGACTCTTCTATCTTGACCAGCTCAGTCTTGAGCTTCTCTTGAGCCAGTCTACCTATCACGGGTTCCATGACATGCCCCATCTGGACAGCTTCTATGTCAGACAGGTCAGGTATAGGCATGATACCGAGCTTGGTGAGGATGACATCATTGGCCTTGCCATTTGCTACCTTTCTGGAGTCACCAGACCATATAGCAGAGTTTCTAGTTTCAGGTGTGAAGTCAGACATGTGTGTTCTCCTCATAAAAACGTGCGTCAGCACCGCACTTCAAGGGGTCTATAGACTCCCTAGAGACAAAACAAAAGAGAAGCTCTGTCTCTTCAGGTTCACCAGTCACCATAGAGATTTTCTGGTTATAGTTGCAACGTGAATATCTTTTGTCAGCACTGTCAGGAGCGACAATATGCTTACAGTCTTTACATAGTTTCATGTTTAAGCCTTTCGATGGTTAGGAAAATATCTACATGTGTAGATGTGTTGAAGTTTACGTTAGATGATTAGTCTATG